GAAACAAATTACAATGCCAATTTTTGCAAGTCAAGACAATGTTTCCGCGTCAGTAGCTCCTCTTAGCTATTTGACTGGTGTTGTGTCGCCGAGTGGTACTCTAACAGTCTCTGGATCTGCGACGATTAACGGGATTGTCATAAGCAATAAGGGATTTGTAGAAAATACTGCTGTCGGTGTTGATGCAATGCTTATGAATATGACAGGTAATCATAACACTGCATTAGGTATTAACGCATTGTATGATAACACATACGGGTTCTCCAACACGGCTATAGGCGAAAACGCTCTGACGTTTAATATTACTGGCACTGGTAATACATCAGTAGGCGCGGATGCATTAAATGCGAATACATATGGATCATACAACACAGCTATAGGTAATTTAGCCCTTCCAAACAATAAGACAGGTTCGTTAAACGTATCTATCGGGTATAATTCTCTTGATTGGGCATTAGTGAGTGATAAAACTGTAGCAATCGGCGCGGAAGCCGGGAGCTATGCTACCTCTGGCGGTACACTTGTTGTCGAGTTTGCTTCGGGCTCAGTCTTTATAGGTACTAAAGCTAAGTCGTTGTTGTCATCAAGCACTAACGAAATAGTCATTGGCGCTTCAGCGGGCGGCCATGGCTCAAACACCGTAACTCTTGGCAACACAAACATAACGGGGACTTATCTTCAAGGTCAAGTCTATGCATCAGGAAGTCCAGTGGGTCGTAAAGTAGCAGTTCCAGCAAGTGCAGCAGCAACAGGATCACCAGGAGACTTTGCAGTTGATGCTTCATTCTTGTACTTCTGCGTAGCATCAAGTTCATGGGTAAGATCATCAGCATCAACATGGTAAATAAATCATGACAACTAGAGTTATCTGGTCACCAGGACCATCAGGAACAACACAGTACAATGTCTTCAGTGGATCAACATCCACCGGAACATTCTATGCTCTATCAATCGTCTCTGCTACCTACACTTCAGATGTCTATGACTCTGCTTCAAATCTATACTTCTACGATGATCTAAACGGAACTTCTAATAGTTGGTACAGCGTCACTGCAAGCAACGGAACAACAAGTCTAGGTAACTCATATCCCTTCCAAATTGGATTGTCTGCAGCTCCAACAGGGAGCTCTGGACGGTATATTACGAAGTCGCATACGTTTACACTTGAGGAAGCTGAGTTGAGTGACGGAGCGGCGTTGATGCCACAGATGAACGATAGCATGTGGTTGTATCCGTCACTGCCGAAAAGAATAACTGCAGCTATAGATTACAAAAGTAAAGTTCTGTCTTTAAATCCCAGTGGCTACTGGCCACTTACGGGCACAGAAATAGTGTCAGGCAGTAACGTTTACATTGATTTGGCAAACTCCAATCATTTTACTGGGGCAAGGAATTCAGGAATAGGAGCATTCATATACAACGATGTTGGTGATGATAATCATAGATCATATGAAGCAGTAACTCCAGCTCAATTTCTTTCGTGTAGTGTTACAACATCTCATCACGCATTCAACAATACTTTTTTTGCAGTGTCGATGTGGATAAAGTTTCCGTGGGGAGTACCAAGTGTAGCGTTTTGTATAATCGGAACTCAAAACAACATTTCTACTAATGACGGGTGGAGTGTAGTAACAACTACTAACGGTGGAATACTTGTTAGGTCTAAATACGGAGTGTACTCTGCTGGTGCTACGATGGGTAATGCTAGTTCTAACAAGTACGCTGTATCAAAATTGTTTGACGGTAAACATCATTTTTTTGCAGTCATATTTAATGGTGTGACTTTAAGTTTGATAATTGATGACAACAAATACGATTATTCTGTACCAACTCCACCACCGAATTTAGCGATGTCATCGTTTCCGTTACGTCTTTTTCAAGCTGGTGCTTTGATTGCTGGTGTACAAGCCCAGCACGTTTGTGTTTGGGGTGGAACGTCGTCAATAGCTACATATGATATTACAAGATTGTTTCAATTATACGCAGAAGAATTACCGCGAATAAAATTCACATTGCCAGTTAGCAGTGTAGATAGAGTTGTAAATAACATACATTTTGCTGGTGATTTTATGCGCAGTTTTTACATGTCTGAACAATCATACAATAACACGACGGCGTACCCATTTGAAAGATGTGACTTCAAATTTGCAGGTGACGTAACAAAGCATTCTGACAGTAAGTTTGATTATCACAAGATAATTGATCGAATCAATACGTCTGGATCATTGAGTTCGTCTATTTTTGAGCAGCAATCTGATTGCATTTATATTTCTGACAGTAAGATTTTAATTCCTACTACTTCTATAGTGAGCATCAACAATACTACTGCTATATGGAATCACATTCCTGTGACATTAACTTCGTCAGATAACTGGCAGACATACACGACTATACAACACACAAACGCGTACGGCCTTGGGAATGTTACACACTACATGAGATTGTTTAATACGGCCAAAACTTCGTATGTGTCAGGATCTACAATATTATTCTACGCAGATGGTCTTCCAGGAAATCTTATAATATCGAATGACGCAGGACAAACACTTAGCGATATATCTCCTGATTTTCAAAACGATGAGGTTGGCGGACCAACACAAATAACATTTAACAAAGTGTATAACGACACTGTTTATGCAATTGGATGCTCTGGAACAGTGACAAAATTAATAACGATGAATCTTTCAGGATCTGTACTTTCTAGAACAACATTACCAATTACTCAATCAACATCTTTTCCTAGCCCTGCTTACATAAACGGTGGACACATTGTGCTCAACTTTAATAGCGAATGTGTCTACTCATTTGACAGCGGGACGACGTTTAACAAAAGCAACGTAGATTTTTCAGAAGGTGGAAATAGTGGAGCGTATGATTTTGAATACACCGCAGGTATATTCACTGTTTTCAACGGGACAACAGGATCTTATTCTTCACTTGATGGTGGTGTGACATGGCAGAAAAGCAACAAAGGATTACAAGGTTCTTCTACTCAGATTTCTTCGCAAAGTGGAAGTAATATAGCTGTTGTACAGACAGACGCAACAAATTATTATGACGCAATACTTTTGTACATATCACGCGATTTTGGAGTTACGTATAAACAAATTAAAGCAATAAAAGGATACGGCGACCCGTTTTATTTAAAGTTCTTAGGAGATGTAGTAGTTATTGGATGTTACGGAGTTGGAAAGAAACCTTACTCTACGGCCACTGGAAACAGTGTGTCTTGGCCGTGTGTATATATGTTATACGACATAAGCACAGAGGAGGTGCGTGTTATCAGTAGTGATGATTATCAATCAGCAGGGTACTCACAAATAGCTGTAACTGGTAGTTCTGCGACTATTATATTTACAGATACGTACTCCGCAGTACATATTAAAAAGACGTCAAACATGTTTTCGTTGACGACTTTACCTCATCTAACTATGAAAGATGACGTCTCTATCAAAGTTCCAGCGAATAATGAGTTATACATAAACGCAACTTTAGATCCTAAGTATCCGCAATTGACACCTCATCTTACCTCTGGCCCTACCGTTTACTGGACTGAAGAACTACCTATAACAGTCGCTGCTCCATCAGGTGGTGCTCTATTTGACCCAGTCCCACCACCACCTCATGCTTGGGCAACACCAGGATAACCAATGGCTAATACTATTTCATGGGCACAGTCAACTGATAACAATGTCTTCAAATACGACATTTATTCTGGTCCTACGAGTGCTGGTGCTTGGACTTTCCTGAACTCCATTCCGAATGTCACCACATCAAACTATGCCTCTGGAGCCTTCTATTACGCCGATGCTTTAGGTGCTGCCGGAACGTGGTATAAACTCAATGCAGTAGATACATTCTCTCAGACAGGTTCTTCTATCTTCCAGGTGGCAGCATCTGCTGGTGCAGTTCGTGGTGGCAACATCATTGCATGGGAGCCAAGTCAAGACCCGACAGTGACACCGGGTGGCTATTACATCATTGAGGCTGCAAAGCAGGTTGCTGGTCCGTGGTACCCGATAACAACAATCAATGCTACTTTGACTGGGGCGTTGTACAACCCTGTTGTTAACCGCTTTACCTATGGCGACGAGGCTAACCCGTACAACACTTGGTACCACATCATCGATGTAGATCAGCAAGGCCACATGAATAGGCCTTCAGATCCGTTCATGACGCACCCAATGCCGTACTTCGTTGCCGGTGCAACGCCATTTGGTATCTTCGACGAAGACGTTCAGTTCCAGAGAGACGCTGACAGGAACGCTGACTACATCCGCAAGAAGTTGGGTGAACCAGTCATGGAAGTCCACATGTCTTCGTCTCAGATCTATGCAGCATTCGAAGAAGCATGTCTTGAATATTCAGCGATGGTTAACAGCTTCCAGGCTCAAAGCGTTCTGGCTTCGTTCCTTGGTGCTCCGACGGGAACTCTAAGTGGCTCAGAGAACAAGTACACAATACGAACACTTGCTATCGCTCGAGTTGCTGCTGACCCATACGCAGAGGCAGGCGGTGTAAACTCAAGCGTCCCTCATTATAGCGGAAACATCGACCTTACTGTAGGACAGCAAGATTACGACGTCCCAGCAGAGCTACTTCGCAGTGGACAGTGGGACGGCACAGGTACAGTCGTTCTTCACGACATCTATCACAAGTCGCCGATGCAGGCATATCGTTTCTTCGGAACGACGTCAGGTCTAAACTATCTAAATTCGCAGTTTAAGTTCGAGTCGTTCACGCCAGAGACGATGTTCTATCTCCTGCCAGTTTGGGAAGACATCCTCCGTGGCATGCAGTTCAAGACTTCTAACAACGTCCGCCGTTCAAACTACTCGTACGACATTCACAATAACAAGATAAGACTATTCCCTAGCCCACAAGGAAACTACAAACTCTGGTTTACGTACAGTCTTGAGAGCAACCCGACGAATGTTCTAACGACTACAGTCTCTGGTTCAGGTGTATCTGGTTCAATAACTAACACGAAATACGACGGTGTCTCAAACGTAAGCAACATCCCGTTCGGAAACATCGTTTACAGTCAGTTGAATAGCATCAGTCATAACTGGATACGTCGCATGACACTGGCGTACTCCAAGGAGATTGAAGGCCAGATCCGCAGTAAGATGGCGAGCATCCCTATTCCAAATGGTGAACTAACTCTCAACGGCCCAGAGCTTATCGCAGATGCTCGTGCTGACATGGAAAGTCTACGACTTGAGCTTAAGGAACTTCTTGGTGAAACAACGTACCAGAAGTTAATGGAAAAAGAAGCAGCCATGTCTGAGCAACTTCAAACGACGTGGAAAGGTGTCCCAATGGGCATCTTTGTAGGATAACCAATGTCGAGAAAATTCATCTACGGCTTGATTGATCCAAGAGATGGCCAACTTAGATACGTTGGTCAGTCTAGCGTTGGAATGAAACGCGCAAAAGCATTACATTCTGCAAAGTGTATGTCATGGCAAAAGTCACTTCGTAGTAAGGGACTAGTAGAAGACGTAGAAGTGCTAGAGGAAACAGAGCAGTTAAATGACGCAGAAATTTTCTGGATCGCTTATTACAAAATGATTGGTGCAAATCTTACTAACTTGACAGACGGCGGAGACGGTTTGAAAAATGCATCTACTGAAACAAAAATGAAACTTTCAAAGATTTCAAAAGAAAGATGGGTTAAGTCTGAATACAGAGACGCTGTCATTTCAAAACTAACTGGAAGAGTGCAATCTGCTGAGACTATAGAAAAGAGAGCGTCACGACATCGTGGAAGAAAAAACTCTGACGACACACTGACGCTGATGTCAAAAACTAGAGTAGATAGACGTATTGGTTGTAAACGTGTGTTTCACGTCAATACAGGAACAACCTACTCCTCTATTTGGGATGCATCACAAGCGTGTGGAGTTAGCATGGTGTCTATCAGTCGTGTTTTGAAAGGTGAGTATGCGTCTGTAAAGAAACAATACTTTGAATGGGGGAAGTGAGCCATCTCGCGCAAATTCATAGGACGTAAAGAGATCGCGTTTGTAAACTCGATCAACAAAGAACTTATCCAACGAGTTATTGGACAGGAAGTCTATTACTACGCTATCCTTGCTGACAAGACGAAGACGAACGACTTATACAATGAAGCCATCACGAAGGTGTGGTCACCTGCTGTTAGGTGCAACGCTCTTATCATGTACGAGAACACGCAGGAACAAATCGGTACAATGGCACCTGATAGTAAGTTTAGCGTCGATGTGTATTTCCACACAGAAGAGCTCAACGACCGCAATGTTCTGCCCAAGATGGGTGACTTCGTACAGTTTGGCGAGATAATGTACGAGATACACCAGGTCACGATGCCACAGATCGTCTGGGGATTGGTTGAGCAGAAGATAATGACTAAGTGTTCTTGCGGACCTGCTCGCAAGGGTCAGTTCGATCCAAAGAAGCAACCATCACCAACAACGCGTGGTGATCTCTTGGCACCAAGCTATCCAGAACAGCCACCGACGAAAAGGCGACGGTCATAAATGGAACTACCAAACTACGAGAATGTCTACATCGAGACTATTGACCGCGCAATCCGTGACTGGCTTGACAAGACGGTCAATGTTCGCGTGAAGGTGGCTGACGGCTCTTTGTTTAAAGTTCCTGTCCAGTTTTCACAAGGTGAGCGCTGGTCTGCTGGCCGCACGAAGCAAGCCTTTAGAGATGATAATGGTGTGCTCATCTTGCCTATCATTGCCGTTAGAAGGACTGGTATCAAGAATGACCCTACCAAGATGGCTCTTGGTGTCCAGACAGAGAACATCCAGATAGCAAAACTTGTAGACCCAAAGACAAATGAAATCAAGAACGCAGAGGGCCTGAAATCAGCAGCTCTGGCTAGAAAGTACCCTGCTATATATGATGTCTATACTATCCCTTACCCAGACAGGTTGATAGGCAATTACCAACTCGTTATTCAAGCGCAATATATTACGCAGATGAACGAGATACTCCAGAAGATCTGGCGTTCTCTTGATATTCAGAGAACCTTCGTAGCTCCATTCGAGAATGATGGACGGCGTACACCTAGGTCTGATCAGTTTGGAGGGCCGTACAGGGAGGCTGCTCCCTTGAGTAAGCCATATGTGGTTGGGTTTATGGAAGAGGATATGGCAGATGGCGGAAATCTAGAAGAATTCACTGACACAGAACGTATCATCAAGTACACAACTAACATTTCGGTGCCTTTTGCTTTGCAGACTTCACCAGAAGGAGAAGTCCCAGCAGTTCAAGTGACCAGAACAGCGTACAAAGCAGTTTTCAAAGACGAGAACTTCCACTTTGTAAATGACCCTGACGAGATGGATAAGATTTTTGGTAAGCTGAAGTAAGAAAATAATCCTAGAAAAATGCTTCTAGAGATAAGTTCCTATACTTAGTAAGTATTGAGGGCTATATGCGCGTTATTTGAGCGTCCCTCCAACCTCTTCAGGAGAAATGACTAATGGCAAGAAAGTTCGTATCGCCCGGCGTATTCACCCAGGAAATCGACAAGAGTTATCTTGCTCAGGGTGTAGCCAACATCGGAGCTGCTGTAATCGGCATCACTGGTAAGGGCCCGGCCTTCGCGCCGACTGTAGTTAGTGATTTCAATGAGTTTGCAGCCAGGTTCGGCGATGTTCATCCATCAAAGGTGATGCCTTACGCTGCCAAGAACTACCTGAAGAACTCGAATACGCTCACGACAGTTAGAGTGCTAGGTAGTCGCGATGGCAGCACGATTGCGACAAACGGCAATACTAACTGGGCATTCGCTGTTCTAGACAGCGCTCTTACAGCATCGGCTGTCGTTGTTGCTCTGCCAGGTATCACTGTGAACTTCACAGGTTCATCTTCTGGTTCTGAGTTCCGCTACTCATTCATGAGTGGCGCAACAGTTTTGCAGGCTGGAACGGGTTCAATGCTTCCGTCGTCACCGTCATACATCGGAAAGATCTTCAACACAGATCCAACCAAGGCAACGCTTTCACAGTATGGCCACTTCCTCTACAAGAACTTCCAGTGGAACGGAACGGGCAGCACGAACGGATTTGGGTTCGTCACTGCTTCAGTATCAGGTGCTGCAGCAACAGGAGTGTTCGATGCTGACTATGCATCAGCAAAGACTCCATGGGTTCAGTCTCAGTACTTTGGTAATCAGGTGTATAGCCTGTTCAAACTCCACGCAATCGGCGGTGGAAATGCATCGAATACGGATATCAAGGTAACAATCACAAACATTAGGCCTTCAAACTCTGTTACAATAACTCCATACGGAACGTTTGACCTGGTTGTTCGTGTATTCTCTGACACTGATTCTCGTCTATCACAGATTGAGAGCTACAGCAACGTCACGCTAGACCCAACCAGTCCTAACTACCTACCGCGCGTTGTTGGTGATCAATACACAACGTGGAATAGCACAACACGCAAGAACACAGTAAATGGCACGTACAAGAATCAGAGCAAGTATATTCGTGTTGAAATGGGAACGCAGAATCCGTCAGAAGATGCTCTTCCATGGGGTCACGCTGGATACGTAGAGTTTGTACCAACTGGCGCAGGCGCAGATTTCCCTGCAACTCCGATGGTCAGTGACAACGTAGACAACTCGTACAACATATCGTCAAATACATACTTTGGTATTGATCTAACGGCTGATGGTGTTGAAAGTCGTCTTGCTTGGACACTCAAGAATGGTTCAAGCGTTGATCCTGCAAATACGTATGTGTTTGCTGACGATGCATTCAACATGAAGTTCCTATCAGGAAATCTGGTGAGCGGAACATACTTCGCAGTTTACAACACTGCGTCAGTCCTAGCCACAGATCCTGGAAGCCCTTCAACAACTGGTCTTGCAGGTGCTGCTTATTCTGCTGCTCAACACGGCTTCACGCTCGCATTCCAGGGTGGCTTCGATGGGTGGGACCCGACGCAGGCTGATCCATTAGCAGCATCTGGTCCAAATACATCAGTTGCTACCGTGGCTCTAAAGCTTGCTGTTGATACTCTCAGCAACCCTGATGAGCTCGACATCAACCTGCTAGTAATCCCTGGCGTCATTGATAGCAACGTTAATGCATACGCTCGCTTGATGTGCAACACTCGTGCAGACTGCATGATGATCATGGACGTCGTAAACTCTGCGTCTACTGAGTCAGTAACTAGCGTCATTAGCAAGGTAAATACTCTTGGCGCTGACGACAACTATGCTGCAACATACTACCCATGCTTGAGATACAGCGACACCACAAACGGTGTGCTCGTAACTGTACCTCCTTCTGTGGCAGTAATCGGAGCATTCGCCTTTAGCGACCGCGTTGGACAGGTCTTCTTTGCGCCAGCAGGTCTCAATCGTGGTGGTCTCGCACAGTTCGGCATCGTCGATGTTCTCGACCGCTTGACATTCCAGGATAGAAACGATCTGTATGATGCTCGCATCAATCCGATCGCAACCTTCCCGAACGAAGGTATCAACGTATTCGGTCAGAAGACACTGCAAGCACGTCCTTCTGCTCTGGACCGTATCAACGTTCGTCGTCTTCTCATCTACGCAAAGAAGACAATCGCATCTGTTGCTAAGTACCTGCTCTTCGAGCCGAACAATCCGGCAACCTGGCAGAAGTTCCTGTCGACTGTCAATCCTATCCTTGAGAAGATTCGTCAGGACCAGGGCATTGAGAGGTTCAAGGTTGTCATGGACAGCACTTCAAACACTCCTGACCTGATTGACCGCAACATCATGACTGGTAAGATCTTCCTCCAGCCAACTCGCTCAGCAGAATACATCGACCTGTCGTTCATCATCACGGCTTCAGGCGTATCATTCGAGGAGTAATAAATAATGGGTCTCGCATACGACAGTGGCTGGGTCCCTGTAGCGTCGGGAGCAATAAACACATCAGTTGATTGCAGTTCGTTTACACAACTGCAAGTCATCTTCGCAGCCTCCGGCGCTGCAGGAGCTGGTCTAACTCAACTTAGTTGGTCAGCTGGTGCGGGTACTCCCGTTCCGTGGGGCAAGAGAACGCCAGCGTACTCAATGACTCCGCCTATCACAGGAGCATTCACTCCAGCAGCTCCAGGTGCTGGTGTTGCTAACGTTTATTACATCGGGACTTCAATGTCTGGTGCTAACCACATCGGCGATTGGGTTCCGCAGAATGTTCAACTTTCAACAGTGGCGGGTGCTGCTTCATGGGCAAGAATAGTCGTTATAGGTAAGTAAGTCTTAGCTTTTAAAGGAAGAATCATATAGGGGCCCTGCGGGACGAAACTACCCGCAGGGCCCTATCTATCTTTGCTATGGCTGGCTTTTACCCTCATACAGGCAAGACATCACCTGGTGGCTTCGTGCCACTTCCTACTGTTTTTGTAACAGGAGTTCTTGACAGTCTTGTCGCTGATTTAGGGAACGGAGTTAACGGGTGGAGACTTTACGACGACTGCAGATCTCCAACTGGTACAACGTATCCCATCTATCCACACCTCTACCATCCCTACGGGACAACAAACAACGTTCTGTACTTCTATAGTACTGTAGGTGGTCGTTTGTTTACGTCAGGAAATCAGCAGGCTCAGGGGCACGTAGCTAACGGGTACGCTTGGTATACATCAATTAGTGGCTTTTCTGGTTCGCGGACTCCTATCAGCGTTGACCTAGTAACATGGTATGACGCATATTACTCTTCTGGATACGGTGTAACAACAAGCGACACGGCAACGCTAGACAGAAACTATCAAGGAGTTACAGGCAGGCCAGAACAAGTTTACCAGAAGTGTACGAAGTATGTAGTCCTTGAGAGCAGCTCAAGCACAAAGACGTTCTACGTTCAGATCGCACAGATGGTTGAGCGAGCAGGGACTCCCGTTCTATTTGTTAGGCCATTCGAAACATGGAACTCAGCCACACACACAGGAACAAACGGCGGGTCAATGGAACACGTGAGGTTCTTTGCTGACGCAACAACTAATCTAGCTGCAAAGGCTCAGTACATTGTTTGGTACTTAAGTGGTGTGTTTTGTTTGTGGACGCGTGGTGCGTACGAAGGATACGAAACTTCACGCTGGAACCCAAATGTCGGGACAGCTTGTGAAAACTTCATGTATCTTGGCTTGTTAGACACTAGCGGATGCTACGACAATGACGCAGACGCTGTCGTCTGGATCACTGGTGACACGACGTATTCTGGGATGCACGCAGCACCTAATTTGCCACTTTTTAACCAGTCTGGATCTGCTGCAACAATTGCTTATGCGATGTATTCACCAGTTCAGTGTATGAGAACAGTGACAGGTACACTCCTCTGGGGTGCTCCTACAAGTTACGGATTTGCAGGAATGAACCCACTAAATCAGTATCACGTGTGGCCTAGAGGTCGGTGGTACGCGTTCGACACGTTCCAGGGCCAGACAGACAGTCAAGGAAAGTCGTATCTGCGTGAATTGGATTTGTGGCACGCTGGAAGTCCTAACCTCCCTGGAGTAAACGAGGGTCGCCGAGGCAGATTGCAGTACGTGAAAGTTCCGGATACATCGGCAAACAATATGAGTTTAATGTCTTTAGGTCCAGCGAATGACGGATATTCATACATAGTTTTAAAAACAAGTACTGGATTCACGACTTCAGGTTACTCGACAGTTAACGCATCATTTGCTCCACAAATGCAAACTGTTGGTGGTACACAATGGATGGCATCAGGCTGGGCGTTTAGTGCTAAATCAGGTCTATGCGGTCTGTCTGGGTCTGAAGGACCAGGCGACACACAATCATCAGACTTGGTCTCAAGTCAGGGCAACGTTTTAACGCTTATAGCGATGCCCATTATTTAAGGAAGACGAATGGCTGGTTTTAATCCACATGTTGGAACTTCACCTGGAGGGTACACAGCCCTGCCATCACTGCAAGTTTCTGGCGTGCTTGACAGTATTGTTTCTGATCTTGGATCTGGGATAAACGGATGGTCGCTTTACGACGACGTGCGAGCAAATGGAGCAAGTTTTCCAATACTCGTTCCAATCTACACAGCTATGGGTGTGCTTGACAACTATTACACTGTTGGAAACTCATGGAATTTTATCAACGGACAAAATAAAGCAGTGTCGTACAGTGGCTACGGACGCAATTGGGGTTACTCTATCAGCGCTTTATCTGGCGTTGGTCAGCCAACACCGATTACGACAGACGGCGGAGTAAATTGGTATGATATGTTTTGGTCGGGCGCCGGCGGATCATTCATTACTGCATCTCTCGACAGAAACTACGCTGGGGCGACGGCTGGGTTTAGGGACGTGTTCACTAAGTTGACACGATACGTAGTCTTTAAACAATCAAGTGCCAACAAGGTTTTTTACTTGCTCGTTGGTCAACGCAATGAATGCACTGGAACGCCTAACATTTACATGCAGGCATTCGAAGACTGGAATGCAAGCGTACATACAGGAACAAACGGAGGGCAGATTGATGCTCACCGTTTTTATTGGGAAGGGTCAACTCCACTGAGCGCAACGTGCAGATACATTTCGTGGTTTCTACCAGACGCATTTGCTTTGTGGACTGGTGGCGAGAAAGGGTGGGGAGCAACTGTTCAGGAAAATTTCTCACTTATCAGTGTTCTAGACACATATGGAATGCGTTCAGGAGATAGTGACGCAGTGTGCGCAATACACAGTGATACGACACTTAGCGGGTATCATATAGCAGGAACTATTGCATTCAACTCTGCCTTTGACCCTATGACTCTTGGTGCAATTCAATGTCTGCGTACTTTGAATGGAGAGACATGGTCGCAACCAAGCACGTATGGAGCTAACTACTTTAAACGAAATGCTTATCAGCTATTCCCACGAGGCAGACCATACAATATGGTTCTTAATCAACCGCTACTTGATTTATCAGGCAGGTTTGAAATCACGAGTCTCGATTTATGGCACGCGGGCTGGATGCAAACACAGACAGGACAAATGTCAGCTAATGAAGGACGCCGTGGGAAAGTTAAATATGTGAAACTTCCATGTGGTAACCCGGCGTGGATGCATCTCGGAACAATGGGACCAGCTGAAGACGGAAATACGTATATTTTCTTACGAATTTCTCCAGGATTCCAAGGATTTCCTGGCAACTCTCTTGCTCCTGTTTTGCGTGAATTAAAGACAAACGGATGGACAACAGGTCTAATGTCAGGATGGGGTTGCGGGTCAATGAGTTTTGCAGATTGGCTCGGAGACTGGTATCCTGGAAATTCAACAACAATGCAATGGACCTATATGTTGATGCCAATTTCATAAGGAAGACATGGCATTTTACGCTCACATTGGCAATGCATATGCCACCGCATCTAACCTTGGTTACACAGCCCTGGCAACTATCCCTATCACTGGCATCTTGGACACCATAGTCAGTGACTTGGCTGATGCAACAGCGTCAGGAACAAATAATGGTTGGAGCCTATACGATGATATGCGGGCGAGTTCAACCAACCCAATTTTGCCGCAACTTGCTACAGCACGCGGAATCATGGGAAGGTATCCAACTGGGCAAGCGTACCAGTTTACGTTCATTTCGGCAAGCATAACAGCAACGTGTAACAGCAACTACGGATTTAACTGGTACCAAGCCATTAACGTCAGTAGTACATTGTACGCTGCAACTCCAACATCGATGTCGCTAGATGGTATAACTTGGTACACGGGATTGGCTACATCGATTGTCGCTGCTAACACATGGAACACAGCTACACTTGATCGACCGTATACAGGCACTACTGCATGGAGCTCTGCTGTTTACACAAAGATCAATAACTGGATTGTTCTAAAACACACAGGTGGCCAGAAGGAATTTTATGTTCTGTTGGGTTGTCCTCTAGACAGAACAGGAGGAGGGAGTCTATACATCCAACCACACGAGGTATGGGATGCAACAAATCACACGGGCGCAACTGGGATATGGGCGGGCAGAAATCCACCGCCACTTGAAACGCACATTATATATGAATCAGCAGCAGCGAACCCAGCAACGTGTAAAGCACAAATGATGCTGTGGTTCATGACAAACGCACTTGGGATATGGACCGGTGGATTGGCTTCTGAGCGTATGTATTCGCTAAGATGTCTAACATACATCGGCAATTTAGATACTTCGGTTGTTAGATCGAATGACACTGACGCTTTAGCATTCATCCCGGGACAGTCAAATTATACGGGAATGAATTGTGGAGGAACAGACACCAGCGCTGCTACTGTGAATTGGGGTGGTGGCGCTATTCAATGTCTACGAACTATTTCTGGAGACCCGTGGGCGATGCCGACAGGGTTGTACCAATCTGCTGTTAATGCTCGCAACGAGTATCAAATCTACCCACGCGCGAGATGGTACGGGATGTGTCTTGACGCTCCAATTAAACAGGCAAACGACAAGTTCTATTTCACTGAGTTTGATGTTTTCCAGGCAACAGGAAATACAGATAACGCAATGATGTTTTCAAACAATGAAGGCCGGCGTGGTAAACTCAGATACGCAAAGTGTCCAATCAATGCACCACAATGGCAGCACTTGAATACACTTGACGCTGATGATGGATATAAATACATATTCGTAAATCAGTCTGTACCACAGTACACAGCATCAGGCAATACAACAGGTCCGTGGTGGTCATTTGACCTTTCTACAGCTAACTCACCGTTATCAAGAATGACTGGGTGGGCCTTCGGAACGAGGGGCACAAGTGGACTGGCAACTGGACAAGCTGTGGGCAGCTTTTTTGGAGACTATCTAGCTTATTCAAGTGCTAACACAGGCGGCGGTTTCAGTGGTAACTTCAACTATATTTTGATGCCTATCTCTGGGAGTGGAGTGTAAATCATGGGTTATTACGAAGCAGTCTCTTCATCAGCACCCATGTTGTGGTGGAGGATGACTGAGCAAATAAATGATTTCACACCTCCCTCTGCTGTTGGAGCAGACAGTAGGTACTGGCGCGTTTACCCGCTCACATCAGCTGGCAACACATCGTACTCGATCGCAGAGATGGAGTTTGCGACAGCATCAGGTGGGCCAAATATTCTAACACCAACATCGACCATAGCTGCAAGCACTGTTTTTTCAACAGGCATGGAAGCGAACAAAGCAATCGACGGCTTGTCTGGTACATTTTGGGCGTCTACTAACGTCTCTCCTCCGCAGTGGATAAGCGTCGACTTCGGAGCGGGTGTATCATGCACCATTAAGCAGGTGACTTTAAAGGCTCGCGCTGACGCTCCGTACTTCAACCAGTGTCCAACAACATTCTATGTTCAATATTCTTCAGACAACATCAACTGGTCAACATTTTTCCAAGCTTCAGCATCCCTTGTCTGGGCAGCGTCAATGACACAGACGGTGAAGTACGCTTCTACAAACACGTTCCTCGAAAGGCCAGCTCTGCAGTATCACTCAGGCAACACGTTCTCAGGCATTCAACGAGCATGCTCATGGTCATTTGATGGTGTTGCGGAGTTCGACTACTATACTCAGGGCGAGCAAAATTGGGATGGTTTATGGTTTACTCTGGATGGTGCAGGACCGGTTTCTTCAACACTTATCGCAGTCACTGCAGGACAGACTGGAACATACTCATTCAACGTTCCGTCTGGTTCGCATACAGTTGGTATTGGTTTTCGTAAGGACCCGACAATAGACGTTGGACTTGACACAGGAAGGTTATACAGGTTTAGAGCCAAAGTAACAGGCACATCATTTGTTTCTGAGAGTTTTACAGGGATTACTGACGCTGGCGTTCTGCCCACACCATGGGCAACATTGACAGCAACAGTTAGCTCATCCGGTGTCAATATGGGACCGTGGCTGTCAGTGCTGACTGTCCAAGCACAAGTCACTGCAGTATTAGATTATGGATACTCTAGTGGCACCAATGGACAATTTTACGGCACATTTACAACGTCGTCTGATGCAAACTTTAAGATTGTATCTGGGGCTGAGAATGTTTCTAACGTAGCATATAATCCGTCGGTTCCGCTTAGCTCGGCTTTTTATTGCAACAAGGCTGCATACAACTATGCTATTGTATCTCAGCAGACGCAAAAGTTTAACTTTTTCTGGCCGTTTGATCCAGCTAACACAGCAACGTTGGGAACAAGCGGCGGTCCCTCATCAGGATCAAATGGATACACTGTCGAGTGGTGGTATAGAAACCCTCATCTTGCCAACAATAGTGCTTCAACATTGTGGTCGTGGGGAGGGTTCGACGCATACACTGAAAACGTTGCATTCGTAATGTATTCTGGTGATAGACCATCTGCTTCTAACTGCGCGCTGTCTATTTACTTCATCTCTGGAAACAATACAGCTTACAATTCATACCACGTCGATGGGATGTCGCCATGGGGAGTCCCTTATGGACTAAACGACAATAAATGGCATCACATGGCTCTTACAGTTATGTATCCACCATTTCCAAGTAGGCCAGTCTCAGTGCTGTACATCGACGGATTTAGCCACGTGCCAACCAACAATCTAGTCAATTGGCCCACGCAGATGGGGACTGGGACATTATACTTCAATCGCAACTACGTTAATGGCTGTCGAGTTGCTGTTGGAACTAGTAATAACACGACGAACGGGTGGTATACACCAAACGCGTTCTACTTGGCTGAGTTCGCTGTATACCCACGTGTGCTGCCGTCAGAGGAGATCATAGGACATTTCATGACGACACGCCAGATGATAACATCAGGAACTTTATTTTCTACTGAACCCCTCTATACTGTATCTCTACCTATGAGAGACAACATAGTTCCGACATCATCTTCTACTGGTGGGCGGGACGCTAGAGGTTCTAAGACTAACTCCGGAATGAACTGACAATGCTAGAATTTACCAAATTGACTAATGCTAGATTGCCGGTTATCCTAAAGGATTCGACCTCTAATCCAGTTATTGCCGCTCAATATAACGCTGTCCAAATAACAATCATCAAAGATGATGGCACGCAGGCTGATCTCACAGTGCTTTCTGCTAGCTGGTCTGAAATCACGGGAGCAGCGTATAGTTCTCAGGGTTATTACAACTACGTTCTAACTGGAACGTATCTTGACGTAACTGGCGTTTTTCAATACTCAGTCCTATACACTGGCTCCGTCCCATACTTCGGCGTCGTAAAAGTTACGGAAGGCGACACAGGAGCTGTGTTCAACCGTATTGGCATCCCGATCAGCGGAACAATATCAAATGACATCCAGAACGTGCCGGCGGCGGCATCTTCAGGTGGATTCACATCAGGAGACAGAGCGTACATCTCACAAACGTTCCACTCTGTTTCGCTGATGCCAGCTGACGTCGCGTCAAATACTCACGTTGATTATCAAATCTCGCAAAGCTTCTGGATTGGAGATAGACAGAATCTCACAGCTATTAAGGCAAAGACAGATCTACTGCCGTCAGACCCAGCGTCTAATGCAACGGTCAACGGTTACGTTAACAGTGCTGTCACGTCAATCAACAACAATGCTACCAACGGGTTTACACAAATCAAGGGTGCTTCGTGGGGAAGTGACCACACGCTGTATAACATCGGCGTCCACACAAGCTATTCATGGTCAAGTGGCGCATTGCAGAGTTTCCTGTCATATACATTTGCCACGATAACTGGCAACGGCTATGTTTCAGGAACAGACGACCTCCACGCCCTCTCTGTCGCTATACAAGGCATCACGCCAGGATCTGGTGGCGGTGGATTCTCGACGTCGGACAGGACGATGCTTCAGTCTGCATACTCACAGACGCTGCCGTTGCCCGCTGATCCTGCTTCACAGTCAGCTCTATCTCAAACTATTCATTCTGCGACACTCAAGATACAAGGTCTTTACCCGTATGGCGCAAGCACTGGTACAAACCCACTCTACCCAACGCTGTATAATATTCTCACAGCGTCTAATGCAATCAAGGCAAAAACAGATTTCATTCAAAATGTCAATTACGTTCCAACGTACACTGACCTCGTGAACGTAGTTACGTCAGGCGTCAACGTTTTGGCAGGAGCTAATTTTATTACCAATACATCGTCACTTGGTGGTATATACGCAGCTGGTACTGCATCTTCCTTCACATCACAGGACAGGACTTGGATATCACAGACATTTACATCGCAATCACTCATACGCGGTGACATTTCTACAGTTGGCAACAACGTACTTAATATCAAGAGCAAGACTGACCTTCTGCCAAATGATGTTGTCTCTTCTGCTACGATCTTCCCATTGCTCTACGAAATCTCCGGTAACCTAGCTTCATCTGGTGGTTTCTCGACGTCGGATAGAAACAACATCACAGCGATCAAGACAAAGACTGACACGCTCCCAGCTCACCCAGCAGACGCAGACATAACGTTTAACACGTCTGACCGGTCGATAGCAAACCAGATCTACTCAAAGACGTCAAACCTGCCAGTTGACCCTGTTTCTACGACATACGTCACTCTTGTTAGCCAGTCACTTGCTACGACTGTAATTAACGGGAATGCATCTGTAAGTGGTGCTGTTTCATCTAGCAATAATACAATATTGGTTGCTGTGACAAACAGCAATAATACAACATTGGTAGCTGTGACAAATAGCAATAACACAATCTTAGTCGCTGTGACGAATAGCTTTAATTCTGTAGACTCGAAACTTGGGACGCCATTCTCTGGAACAGTCGCAGCAGCTCTTACTGCTACATACCACCAAGCTGCTCTGGCTGCAGCTGGTGGAGGTGGAGGTGGGTTCACAAGCACAGATCGCACGCTATTAAGTGACACGAAGACATCAGCAGACGCCGCCGCTGTGCAGGCAGAGTTTGCAAAGTCGTCTGCTGATAACGCTGCTAGCGCTGCAGCTGCGATAAATACTCTCATCGGTGTTCCATTCTCTGGATCGGTAGCACTAGCCTTGACTGCCACGTATCACCAGGCTGCACTGGCTGCTGTCGCCGGTGGTGGAGGAGGCCCAACTGACCTAACACCTGTTTTGAATAGCTTGACTGCAGTGTCAAACAAGCTAGGAACTCCCGTAGATACTGTTTCAAGAGATGTTTATGAGGTTGCCAAACTGATAAGCAAATTGCCAAAGAAGTGAGTTATCATGAAACAAACTACGTATAGAAAATGACAACGTCATCAAACTATTCTGCAGATACATTCGTCACAGCAGCCAACCCGGCTCCTGGCCGCCAGATTGTCTATGAATATCCTGTTCGTTCAGGAACTCAATGGACCGTAGCATACACAACTCGTTCTGATGGGGGAATTGGTCAAAACGTTTACATCGCCGGTGGTTTAGGGCCCGGCGGAGTTATTCCAGTTAGCCAGACAAATCCGACGTCAATCTCTCTTTCTGGAGTGACGATTGGTGGCGTTCTAGAGGTCACAACAAGCGCTGGCAATCCTGTTGAAATTACAGGGTCTGTCTACGTTTTGAATCAATCTTCTGGATCTGGCGGTGGAGGCATGCTTCCGGCATCGGGAAGCGTCCACTATAGCATAGCGTTTTCCACGTTGTCTACGCCATTGCTGTCAGCTAATGCATCAAGAAAAGCATTATCTATTTATAACGATAGTGACCAGACGTACCTAGTTAGGCTAGGAACGGGAGCATCCACGACATCGTGGTCATTCTCTTTGTTTCCACAGCAATTTTATGAAAGCCCTTATCCAGGGTTTACCGGTGATGTTTCTGGAATAGGCTACACTTCAGGAAGTGGCACAATACACGTTGAGGAAATGACATAATGCCTATCACCTCAGGAATTGGACAAAATGTTAACATTTATGCTGGTTTGACAGGGTCACTTCCCGTCACGTCAACCATAAGTGAGCCTGTGTGGGTTACAGGAACAGTTACAGCAGCAGTGTCCATTCCATCAATAACAACTTTAGAATCATCTGTAGGGGCCACTGGGGCCCTTGCACCACTTTCTGCTACAATGGTTGGTGGTTTGTGGCAGGATGGAAACATTTATCCAGTTGCTGTAGATTCTGCCGGAGTTGTTCAGGTTGCGCTGGTTGCTATAACAACTCCTTTGACGGTTGACGGGCTTGTCGGTGTCTCAGGAGCAGTGGCAATAACATCAGGAGTTTTGACCAGCATAACGAATCCCGTCATCGTAACGAGTACACAAGGCTCGCCAGTCTGGATAACGAGTTCACAGTCGACTGCACTTTCTATAACAGGAACTTTGCCAGTCACAGGGCTAGTTGGTGTAACAGGAGTTGTTGCGTTGAGCTCTGGCACTGTGACTGCTCATGTCGACGGACTTGTCGGAGTAACAGGAACTGTCCAGATTTCAAACTCTACAGGTACGCTGAATGTTGGTCAGACAGGTTCATTTGTCGTGACAGCGTCTCTTACAAATCCGATACCCGTTTTTATCTCTGGCGTGATGTCTGCAAGCTTCACAGACACAATGACTGTGACAAGTTCATTAGCGTCTCCTGTCTGGACAACAGGAACAACGACGATCGCTCTAACAGGCGCGTTGCCAGTCACTGGTCTCGTTGGTATTTCAGGAACAGTCGCGATAACTTCCGGTGTGCTTACGAGTGTCACAAATCCCGTGACTGTGACGTCAACATTCGCAAGCCCAGTGTATGTGTCGTCAACGCTCATAAATCCAGTTAACACAGTTGGCCTTCATGGAGTGACTGGCACAGTCGCTGTAAGCTCAGGTGTGATAACTGCTCATGCTGACGGCCTTGTCGGTGTTACTGGGGCTATTGCGATCACTTCAGGCGTCATCACTGCTCACTCAGATGGTTTGCATGGAGTGACAGGAACAGTAGCAATAACTTCTGGCGTGCTGACGAGCATCACAAACACGGTTGTCGTGACGTCAACGGTCGCGAACCCGTCGTACGTCACAAGCACAATCACAAGTCCAGTTAACGTGACAGCATCACAAAATAGTCCTGTTACAATAGCTGTGACTGGCGTTCTTCCTGTAACTGGAACAGTGACTGTTAGTACGACGTCATCTCTTGTCACTGTGGGATTGCATGGTGTAACTGGCACAGTAAACGTTCTAAACTCCACTGGTGTTCTCAACGTTGCTCAGACGGGAGCGTTTGTTGTCACGGGAACAACAACCATCGCAACAACAGGAACACTTACGGTTAGCCAGAGCAATCCCGTCCTAACAGCTTCTGTTGCTCAGACAGGTGCGTGGGTAGTTACAGGAACAGTAACGCAGAATGTTCCTGCATTCCCAAGCATTTCTGGTGCGATCACGAATGCTGGTGACATCGTTACTCTTGCGCTTGGTTCTGCTGTTGGTGCTGCCATGTCGCTAGAGGGCACATTCTCTGGCAACATACGCCCGCAGGTTTCCTATAACAACGGTGCAGATTGGCACATCGTCGAGGTCGTCAATCCAGACTACCGTGTCGAAAACTTATTTACTCGTGTTTCGTCATCTGGTATTTTCCTGCCATACTACACTGCCGGCGCAACTCACATACGTCTAAGCGCAACTGCCATGGCATCGGGCCAGGCAAGTGTTTACATAAACACGAGTAACTCTCCACCTCACGTAGACATGACTGCTGTTGAAGATGGCGAAGGAATACCAAAGTACGGTAACATGGTCGGCGGTAACGATGGCGGCTTCTTCAGATTTGTCAAGGTAGACCAGTCTGGTGCTCTATACGTTTCTGCATCGCAAGATCGTCCCGTCTGGATTACTGGCGTAATCACTTCGGTTTCGGCTGCAACAGGAACATTCGTTGCAGTAGAAAATTCTGTCGGCGGTGATGGTCAAATAACTCCTGTCTCTGCTACACTGGTTGGTGGTCACAATACAGGAAACCTACAGTCGTTTAACGTAACACCAAATGGAACAGTCGTTGTGACTGGCACGATGACAGCGTATCAGACTGGCGCTTTTGTCATGACAGCCACACAGGCAAATCCTGTCTGGATAACTGGTTCAATCGCAACAACTGCCGGTACGCAGATTGTAACATCAACATTCGCCAACCCAGTCTGGATAACTGGAACATCGACTGTCACAGGAACAGTTAACGTCTTCCAAACCGGAGCTCTGCAGATAACTGGCTCGACAACAGTTTCTGGTGTAGTTACTGTCGGGTTGACAGGCGCACTCCCTGTCACGATGGGAGCAATCACAGGCACTGTGACAGTAGCACAGACAGGCGCATGGGTCGTAACAGGAACACAAACAGTCACAGCGTCGCAAGGCTCGCCGGTTACAGTTGCTATAACAGGAACGTGGCCAGTAACTGGCACTGTGACAATTGGATTAACATCATCTCTTGCTACGACTACAAACGGCCTTGTTGGTGTGACGGGTGCTGTTGCTATAACTTCTGGCGTTCTGACAAGCATTACGAATACAGTTGTGATGACAGCAACGTTGGCTAACCCAGCATACGTCACTAGCACTGCTGCAAACCCAATAAGTAGTATCGGTCTTCATGGCGTGACTGGTACAGTTGCTATTAGTTCCGGTGTCCTGACAAGCATTACTAACAACGTTCACACTGATGGTTTGATGGGTGTATCAGGAACAGTGGCTATTTCATCAGGTGCTTTGACAACACTCGGAACAGTCACAAACCCGGTCACAGTCACCAGCACATTTGCTTCGCCAGTCTATGTCTCATCAACATCAGGAAACCCAGTAAACACAGTTGGTTTGCATGGAGTGTCTGGCACTGTCGCTATCACATCAGGTGTTCTTACGAGTATAACGAACACAGTAGTCGTTACATCAACAGTCGCGTCTCCTGTACATGTGACTGCGTCAAGCGCAAGTCCGGTCTCTGTTGCTATTATTGGTGCTATCGCTGCGACTAACGCTGCTGCACTGCCAACAGCAACGCTGAACCCAGTCACTGGAACTCTTGCTCTTGCAATGAATGGAAACACAACGATTGCGTTGTCTGCTACAGCAGCAGGGTTCCTAGCAGTTTCTATGACAAACCCAGCATCTGCCGGAGCAGGTACTCAATACGGTTCTGGCGTTTTGATGGCGAATGCTACAGGAACTTTGATGGGTGGTGCTGGTGCAAGCAATGACTTCCAAGCCATCACAGCTCATGGCACAAACTTTGATGCTGAAGCAGTTCGTACGTCTGGTGCTCTTGAGGTTGATGCACACCTGAAGGGATACAACGGAACTACATTTGATCGTGTGCGAACACTCGGTGTAGGTATTTTGCAGGTTTCGTCAACCATCGCTGCACCAGTTAACGTGACAGGTGTTGTCACGTTGGGTATCACTGGCGCTCTGCCGACAACAGGTCTAATGGGTGTTACCGGATCAAGCACACCTAGCGATGCATTTGCAAACCCGACAACAGCTCTTCTTGCATTTGCCCTTGGCGCTCAATGGGACGGAACACAATGGGTTAGAACAAGAGGCGGTGTTTCAGGAACACTAGTCCAAACAAAGCCTGCTGCAACATCAGCTATCACTCAGGTTGCAGTAAACGGAAACACTGTCGTGACATTGCTAGCAGCAAACACAAACAGACTTGGTGCAACAATACAGAACGCAGGTTCTTCAACATTCGCATCACACGTCAAGTTGGGAACTGTAGCAACGCTTGCATCATACACAGTTCGTATTGCTCAGAACGGCTATTACGAAGTCCCATCAAACTACAACGGTGCAATAACAGCAATAAACTCAGGCTCACAAGTGACTATTCTACACGTCACAGAAATAACACAGTAAAATATGCCATACTTTCCAGACACATCGGTCTTAGGACCAGGTTCACTAAACGGAGCATTGTCGGGCGCAGTCGAACTGAGTTTCTCAGGTCCAGCTCAGTCGTCGTCTGTTGACGCGGCAGGTATTGGAACTGTATTTCTTTCAGGTGGTGCCAACATTCAAAACGCAGGTGTACAAGTTGGTTACGCTGGCTACATCAATTTTGACGGTACTGCTCTAGCAAGTGTTGCCATCGCCGCCAACACAGCGACTATCACTTACAACGGCGGAGCAGGTGGAGCAGCATTACTTGTTCAGGACGAGGGATTGAACACGCAAGCAGTTCAGTTGATGAACTTCGTGGGCACAGGCGTCACAGCAACAGTCTCGCCCGCAAACACAGCAACAATAACAATCAATGCTGGTGCTGCATCTGCTGGTGGTCTTGATAGATCTATTCAATACAATGACGCCACTTCTATATCTGGTTCTAATATTGTTGACATAGACTTGTCAGGAAATTTGAATTTGGCTTCTGCTGTTTCTGGTGGTTGGAGCCCGTTAACTCCTTCTGCTGACTCGATCACGTTGTTTTCAAAAAAGCGTGGTGGACGAAACCTGCTGGGATTTATTGGTCCGTCAGGCCTTGATGTGATGGTTCAACCAAACATATTTTTGAACAAGGTTACGCTTCACAACGCAAGCGATGCCTCGACTACGATTACGTCATTTGGCGCTGCTGCCCCGGCCACGACAGGTACTGCTGTTGCAGCAGTTCAGGCAACCACAAACTTCTCGTCGACACTCGCTCGCATCAACTATGGTAACCCAGCCGGACCGGCTGGCACTACAGCTGGATGGGGGTCTCCTACTGCTCCGTATTGGATTGGTTCACGAGCTGGTGAAGGTGGCTTCTATTTCGTTGCTCGTGTTATTCTGGCTTCTTCAGGAACTGTTGCTGACAGGCGTTTCTTTTGTGGGTTCCAAACAGGAACAGCGTATGCTGCAACGTCACCAGGAAACCAGGATCCTACGTCTGTTGTTAACTGCTTTGGTGTTGCTAAAACAGCGACGGGCACTCAGTATATCTTTACTCACACAAATGCAGCCGGCGCGAACGTCGCTGTCAATACAGGAATTACTCACAACTATGGCGATGTGTTAGAGGTGCGTATCTTTGCCAAACCGTCAGCCACGCAAATCAATATGTCTCTTGAGGTTTTGTCAGTCGGTGGCTCTGGTGTTGTCGGCGCTGGACCTCTGGCCGAATACGCAACCACAGGAAATCTGCTAAACTTGCCAGCTAACACAACACCACTTGCGTGGAGAACATACATGCAGATGACTGGCACGACAGTCGGTAACCGTTTTGCTCCCATGACAGTTTACACCGAACGGGACTACTAAGGAACGTAGATGGGTAAGATTCAGATAGGCAGATGGGCTCCAACGTTAACAACTAAGATGGCGCTTGGGCATTTTCTTACGTCAATTGGGCCTGTTGTATCTGCGAGCTTTACAGACAACTTCGACACTCCTCCATACCCGACCATCATTGACCTGTCTGCTAACTGGTCCATACCAACGGGTGCGGGTCAGGTGCGATGCATCAGCGGGCTGGCTTACGCTCCTAGCTTAACCGGTCAGGCGTACTACTCCGGGGCAGGGGTGGTCGGGGCAGACCACTCGTCCGCAGTAAACTTGGGCCCGGGTCTGGGTTCAGGTCCGTCAGTTAGGCAGCAGGCAGATAATCAAGCTACTTACTGGCTTGATTCGGTTCAGATCTTAGATGAATCTAACCCTGACGCCACATTCTACTATTCGGTGATGTATCTGTACCGGCGAAGTTCGTCTGGAGTGGATATGCAGATTGGTTCGTGGACTGACGGGCTGACCGAACCACAGTACCTACGCTTGTCGGTGGCCGGTTCCACGCTGACACTCGCCACGTCCGACCTAGGTATCACTTGGATTGACCGAACCACGGTTGTTGACGCCACGCTAGCCAACGGGTTCCCGGGCATCGTCTGCAAGATCGGCAACATCAACTCGGCCACCGTGACATTTACGACGGGTGGTTGAAGTATCGCATAAGGAACATTTATGACATTCAACGACACAACATTCATTATCTCAATCTTCTTTCTTCCCATCTGGTTAGTCTGGGAGCTTGTCGTTCTACTGTGGCTTCGTCCTAGAGGCGTGGTAATCGACGGACATCTGCCAGGCACAATCTCGATGATTATGCAGCAACGTGCTTATCAGATCAACGTTATCCCGTTCTTCTGGGCTTCGATGACTGCTCACTGGTGGTTCAACTGGATGCGTGTTTCAACGTGGAGCACACCAATTCCAGCAATAGTGTTCTGGGTTATTCTGGCGTCAATTCTTGCTTCTGACGTCTGGTTATGGAATGTGGCGTATCAACAACTTCCAGAATGGGCCAAGGTCTTTAGGGCTCCGATGGTTCAATCACTTCTAGGGTTTGTTTTGGCCTACACTCTCTTTCCACAGGAAGCACTTAAGGGTGGGTGGCGCTGGTGGTAATTGATATCATCTAGAGGTTTATTGAAAAAGTTCTAACGGGACTGAAAAGGTTCTAGGTTTCTTACTTACTCCATGGGGTGCATTTACCATGTATTTGATGTTGTAAGAGGAATGTCCTATGTCGGGCAAACTATAAAGACGCTGAAGCATCGTAAAGGTGCTCATCTTGGACTAGGAAAAAATACTCCATTCCACAATGCGCTTAGAAACCGCACAAGTGATTTTGTGTGGACAACTCTTTTTTCATCAAATGATACAGAAGAACTTGATGCTGCTGAAATGTATTGGGGTAAGTTCTTTGATTGTCTATGGCCAACCGGTTATTGCCTTGTTATAGGAAGCGCAAATGGCAAGATGTCAGAAGAAACAAAGAACAAAATACGACGTTCAAAGACAGGCAAAAAGCTAAGCATTTCAACAAGACTAAGCATTTCAAAAGGCAGGACAGGTCAAAAGCATTCTGATGAAACAAGAAAAAAGATGTCATTAGCCCTTCGTGCAAGAAATGCCAGGATAAGACAAACAACTGAGGCAAACATCTAGGTATTCCAGAAGGGCCCGAATGCCCGCCTAAACGGAGAGACTGAAAAATGGCCGAGACACTAGAAGTTGGTTCACTGCTCGCAAACACGTATGAGCCTAAGAGGAAGTTCCGGTGGATCCTGCAGATCAGGGGCATCGACGCTTACACGCTCAAGACTGCAGCACGCCCGCAGCTCACTTTTGATGAAGTCGTAATGGATTACATCAATACCAAGAGATACGTCTCTGGCAAGCAAACGTGGGGTCCTATCGCCATCACGACACACGACCCGATTGCTCCGTCAGCAGCTCAGAAGGTAATGGACTGGGTTCGCTTGAACTACGAGCCTCTAACTGGCAGAATGGGTTATGCTACATTCTACAAGCAAGACATCGTCCTCAAGCTTCTTGACCCACAGGGCACCGTGGTTGAGTATTGGGACATCATTGGTGCATGGCCTCAGGACGTCAATTTCGGTGACCTTGACTACGCAACCTCTGACAACAGCGAAATTTCATTCACTCTCCGCTTCGATAACGCGATCCTCCAGTATTGAGAAAGAAAGGTAGAAACACATGGAACCAGGAACAGTCGTAGCTCCCTTAGTAAAGGCTTTTGAAGAAACTCGTTCTCCTCTAGAATACACAGTCTTTTTTGGTGTCGTTGCTGTATTGTTCGTAGGCGTTTTCTTGTTCGGAAAATTCATTCTCCCGTTACTAAATAAGGCTCGAAAGACAGAAGAAAAACCAAAGTGAAATAGACAACCACAAAACTGTCAGTGCATAATAGCCTCCGTGATCTCTACTTAGTCACGGAGGCATTTCTTTTGTGAAGTTGATTACATGCCCAAACTGCAATACTCAAGTCAATAGACCTGCAAAGCATGCTCGTTTTTGTTCTGAAAAATGCAAACTTGAAAAGCGTAGTTCAAGACGCAGAGTTAGACAGCTACGAGACAGATACGGTCTTAGCATAGACTTGTACAACGACATGTTAAGAAAACAAGAGTGCTGTTGTGCTGTGTGCAGAGTGGAAGATCCAGGTGGTCATGGGTCTGGTAAGAAACAGGGCTGGCATGTTGATCATGATCACACAACAGGAAAAGTTAGAGGGTTATTGTGTTATAAGTGCAATCACGCGCAAGGATTGTTGATAACGGTGGAGATAGCAACAAGATTAGTTGATTATCTTCGCCATCACCAGAAAGAAGGAACACATGTCTGATCAACCTATTTCACTAAGCAAAGTTTCAAGCGTTACACCGCAGGAAATGCAGGTCCCAACTGACATCGTTCCACTTCCGTCGCAGGGCAGAGTGTATCCACCAGGAACACCACTCGCGGGAAAGCAGGGAATAGACATCAAGTCAATGACGGCAAAGGACGAAGACATTCTAACGTCTCGTGCTCTTGTGCGTTCTGGCAGAGTTATCAGCAGTCTTCTGCGCAGTTGCATCATTGACAAGACAATCGACCCTGAAAAGATGCTTGTCGGCGACAGAAACTCAGCACTAATCGGCATCAGGATCACTGGCTACGGGCCAGGTTATCCGATCAAGATTGAGTGCCCAGAGTGTGAAGCAGAGGTCAAGAAGGAAGTTGATCTGACATCGATGCCAATCAAGCCATTCCCAGAAGATCTTGTCTTCGAGGACGGTAAGAATGCATTCACATTCAATCTCCCAGTTAGCAAGAAAGTTGCAGTGTTCAAGCTTCTAACTGGTGAGGAAGAGCACGAGCTTATGCAGTCTATCGCTCGTGGTCGCAAGACGAATGTCGGTGAAGAACTTGTGACAGGTCGCCTCAAGATGCAGGTCATCGAGTTATCTGGCGAGAAGGATCCTCAGAAGCTGGCCGGCATTATCCGCAATCTTCCCGCTCGTGACAGCAGAGAGCTGCGTAAATACATCGACAAGATCACGCCGGGAATAGAGCTGAAGACACCATTCACCTGTGAAGTCTGCTCATTCCAGGGGGAGGTCGAAGTGCCACTAGGCACAGACTTCTTTTGGCCTGAAACCTGAAGATAAGAAATATATCCTCGAGGAACTCTTCTTGCTTACGGAGTATTGTCACATCTCATGGACTGAGGCGTGGCTTATTCCTATTGAATACAGGAAGTGGCTCATAAACCGCAAGCAAGAAGAGAACAAGAGGATCAAGGAAGCTAATGAGAAGGCCAAGAAGGCTAAACCTGGCAAGCATTAACGCTTCATGAAGTAGCTAGCAAGAACGACCATAACAGCCATCCCGCAAATCCAAAGAACACCAGCAAGAATGGCAGTTCCAGCGATGTTTTCCTTTTGTGGTTCAGCGAATAGCCAGGCTGGCCAGTTCTCAGGATGCTTATCACGATCATCTGTGATGATAATGTTGGCTTTTCTGATGTGCTTACCATACTTCTCATACTGAGCCCATCCTCCCTCTGGAACCTGCCCACGTCGGAGATTTCCCCTAAGTTCCTTAAACAACTCCTCTTCCTCCTCTGTTGGAAGAACTGCTGTGAAAATCATGGTGCCGGCTCTCTCAGCAAAATCCTTTGCGAGATAGACGTTTATTGCATCATTTGCTGTCCAGTCACTCAACTTTTTGTTTAATAGTCCCATAGATTTATTATACTACAGAATACATCTAGTTGAAACTTCAATGGTAAGGGTATTTAGATTTATGGCCGGCAAGAATAGTAAAAAACAACAGAAAGCTCTTGAAGCTCAGCAAGCTAAAGGTGCAGATTGGGCAGGTGCAATTGAACGTGAGCTTTCGCAAAAAAGCATGGATAAGCTTGACGCTAGTCTCAACGTCCATATGGGCTCGCTTTCAAGATACAATGCCTTGTCACTTGTTGAGAACGAGATTTCTGAAAAGCGTATTAAGAAACTTCAAAAACTTAAAAAGGCTGTTGAAGAAGAGATTAAACTAAATGAAAAGCTTTTTAGGCAAGGCGAAGAAAAAGAAGCATTGATGAAAAAACAAAATGACAAGCTCGAGTATTATAATGAATTGCTTGAAGAAGAAAAAGATAGAACAGAGATAAATCTGCGTAACTTGAGAAAGTATGGCGTCGCAACAATGGCGCAAATTACTGCAAAAAAGTTGCTTGGGAAATCATACGACGCTGTATTGATGGCCGCAGAAGCATATAAATTTATTTTGAAGAAGCTTATTCAGGTCCACGAACGCGTATTCAAGTGGCAAAATCAAATACAGGCAAGCCTATCAACTTTGGCAAAACGCTTTGGTTCGACAACCGATGCTATAGTTGAGATGCGAGATGAAGGGCTTAAGCAGTTGATGGACACAAATGGTCTCGGTGGTTTGGGGATGAGCCTTGAAGACATAACTGCTGGCCTCGGCGATTTTGCTGAGGCGATGGTGTGGACAAACAGGACGACACAACAGCAAGCAGCAGAGATGATTAAGTGGGGAACAGGCGTTCACATGAACGCTCAACAAGTTGGTGAGTTAACAAAAGCAATGATGCAGCAAGGCCAAACGCTGCAAGATGTCAAAGATTACATGTTCGACTTGGCAAAGCAGGCAAAACTTGCAGGTGTAAGCACGACTGCGCTGTCAAAACAATTCCAGGGTGCGGGTAAGGCTCTGTTTGAGTTGTCTGGTCCGTCAGCTCGTAAGCAACTTGTTGCAACAGCCAGAGAGCTCGCTAAAATAGGAACGGGTCTCGATAAACTTGCTGGGTTTATCGATATGACAATGAGCTTCGACCAGACAGTCGAGAGTATGGCAAAGTTAAATACTGCATTTGGAACGCACATAAACGCGATGGACATGTTTATGGAGCAGGATCCGTCTAAGCAATTCGACAAGATAACAGATGCTCTACTAAACCAGGGTAAGTCCCTTGATGGTCTTTCGCGTTCAGAGAAAAAGTATTTGATGGATGTGACAAAGATGGACGCTGAAACAATCGACGCGATGCTCAATCGTAAGAACATGACAGACGCTGAACGTGATAGTCTTGATAAGATGGCTCAACTGTCTGCGAATAAGCTAAAGTCAGAAAAGGATTATGAAAAGTCGTTGATGCGTTCTAAATCAATGCTTATTGCTGAGCAGGCTGTTACTGCGAACATCAATAACATGCTTACTAAGGGCATGGTACCATTCTACGATGGGTTTGCAAAGGGTGGAGGTCTTCTTGGTGGAGCTGAGATGTTTAATAGCTACGTAGAAAACTGGACAAAAAAGATAAACTCATTCGGTGAAAAGCTTGGACAGGCTGGACTTGGCGGCTACATGCTAAACATAGGCAGAACGTTTGGTCACATGTGGGATGTCATCACAGACTTTATAACTAGTGGAGCTGTGGCAACATTCTTGTCTGGTGTGATGGCTACATTTGACGTCATAAGCGATGTCATAATGGGGGTGGTAGATTTCATAGCTCCTGTTCTAAAGCTTGCTGTATGGCTCATAGGAAAAATACTGCAAGTAATAAATCCAATACTGAAGCTTGTAAGCGCTGCTATTAAGTTCCTTGGCGGTGCAGCTGGCGCTACGATGGACTTTGTCGGCGACGCAATATTTGATCCAGCGAATGCAGAGAAAAATCTACAAAATAAAGCGTCAGAAGGATTTAGCCAATTTGCTGACGGCGTGTCAAATTCATTTGGTGGTGCTGCTAGCGCAATTGATGGCAAAGATCGCACTTCTAAAAACATCTCTGACGCCATGGTCATTGTTCCGACGCCTCACGCACAAGGCGGCCCAGTTGCAGCAAGCAGTCCATACCTTGTCGGTGAGCAAGGTCCAGAACTATTCACACCATCATCTTCAGGAAACATCACACCCGCAGCACAGACTGCCAAGATGATGGGCGGTGGTGGAAGCAGCGAGATGGCCGAAATTCATGTCCACGTAACTCTCGATAGTGAGAAGCTGCAGGACACGATGTATAAGGCATCACTCAGGAGACATCAGTAAATGGCAACTCTCGGCGACTTCATGAAGCCTAAAAATCACAGCGAAGTGGTTGATCCTAATACTGTGCAACCTGCTCCGTTGCTCTCGGTCCCTGCGACCAGTCCGTTTGAACCAGCTCCCACATTGAGTGTGCCTATGGCCGTGCAAATTGGTGCAAATCCGCTCCCTCCTGCTCCCTCTCTGCCCTCAATTTTGCCATTTGAGCCTGCACCGCCGCTTTCCACACCTGCTGTGATGCCTTTTGAACCGGCACCTCCACTTTCTACGCCCGCAGTCATCCCATTTGAACCTGCACCTCCACTTTCTGTCCCTGCGATCATACCTTTCACTCCTGCGCCCCCACTTTCAGTGCCGGCAGTGATGCCGTTCGAGGATGCACCGATTTTATCGTCACCAACACCTGTTAATCAAGGTCCAGCAAGCACTCCTGGGCCTAGCAAGTATTCTGACGGTCTTGATACTAGTTCTACAAGTACACCGGGCCCTCTAAAGTTTGAAGACGCGCCGCCAGCACAAATAACTGAGCCACCTGTCTTGACAAACCCAGCAGATCTTAAGTTGGAAGATCAAAAAGCAGGAAAAGCACTTCCCGGAGACGCTACATGCATTGCTGAAGCAAATGCTGGGTTTGGTAAGGACGGTCAAGACACTCCCGGTGAGCCGCATAGCACAACTGTTGACTATAACGGTGGAGTTGGAACAAGTGTACCAACGTTGTTTGGGAACAAGAGTGGAATACGCTTCCAGTCTCTTGACACAGAGACGCTTGCTAGAAATGCAAAGTTAGAAGCCATCTCTCTTGCTCAGCAGGCGCTTGCAAGAACTGGCCTAATGACTTACGCAGAGAAAGCAAAGAACCTATACACCATCGCAACAAAGCAGCAGTCGACATTGATAGATTTTGCAGTAGGTAAGGCAGCGAATGCGTTGTTCCCGCCAGGACCTCCTGAAGCGTATCACCCAGTCGATGATAAGATAAATGCTCAGCAGCCCATAGACAAAAACATTGCTAGTGCAAATAGATACAAAGACACAGACTTTTCAGGGTTCCCAGCAGATAGAGACTCAACCCACGTCACACCAGGTTCTATGGACCTGAGGATCTTAAACAATTCCGCTGTAAATAAAGAGTTGAAGATAAGATCACTTACTCAGATGTGGGAAGATCCACTCAACACGCCATCAAAATTACAGTACAAGCCAAACACGTCAGTTCCTGTTGTAAATCTAAATGATGATTCACTTACTGTGTCACTAAAAGATACTCCCTCTGCATTCAAGACAAGCAAGGGTAAGCAAGAAACTCGTGGTTATTTTGCTGTTCGTGGTACTGCCGGAACTTCTGACTCTTCATACGCTGATGATACACCGTCAGACGATCAATCATACGTGCCACTTGTTTTTACTGATCTACGACCTATGCAGGGCGGAACGTTCCGCACAGTGTATTTCAGGCCGTTTATCAATAGTCTGTGTGAAGATTTTTCACCGCAATGGAACATGTCAAACTACTTTGGTCGTGTAGATCCAGTTGCAACTTACCAGAGCACGAACAGAACAATCAACCTGTCATTCAAGTTGGTAAGTTTCTCACCCGAAGATCTTGAGACTATATATCAAAAGTTGGGATGGCTTACATCCATGGTCTATCCTGAGTTTGAGAGTGGAGCGACATTGAGATACTTCTCTGGTCCTGTTATTAAACTTC